ATTGTCCCGGCCGTAGGGATTGGTGCCGATCCAGCCTCATGCGGCTTTTTCGACATGAAAAAAGCGGCCGGGTTAGCGGTCGCTTTCATGGGGTTTGATATAACTTTTGATCAGTCGATGGGACGCCCTTCTTTGTAGGCTGCAATCGCCTCCAGTAGCGTCATGTGATTAGGCCCACCATCGATATTCTCCGGTCCAGTATTCTGCCATCCACAATTATCACAGATGTCAAACATATCAACCTCATCACCGCACACAGGACAGCTCATCGGGTAGTCATGTTTTTCGACCATTTTTCAATCGCTCCTCAACAAAATGCTGCTCGCCATTATCCGGCTTATAGACGGTTGATATTTGGCCGTCTGGCCTGCCAATTGCAAAGTCATTAGTGCTACGTCTATATTTTACCAGAAATCCAAGCTCTGAATCGAACGAAATGACATTATCACCGTCTTCAGAAGTCAATAAGTCCCGGGCTACTTGAAGATATTGTTGTTCATCAAGTCCAGGGTATTGACTGCCATGCTTTTCGTAATGGCGTTTCGCAAGCTTTTTTGAGGCGAATCCAGCTTCGTTCCATTTTCTTTCTGCAGCCACATTTTTCAACTGTTTTGGCGGCACCGAAACGGAGAAGTTTGCCGACTCCCGCATCGGTATCCGTCTCAGCTGCGGATTGTCAGCCAGGTGCTCGCGCATCCGGCCCTGCCACTCCTTGACCTTGGCACCATAAGCCGCCCGGTTATCCGGATCAATTGACCCCGTCTCCAGTCGCTTGTATTTGCGAATATTCCGCTCAATCTCGCGTTGCTTTTGCTCAGCCTCGAAGTTCTTGATGATCTGCTCGTTTTCTTCGGCCGTTGGCCGCTTCTCCGGCTCGTTGATATCAGGAAACCAAGGATTGATCGGGATATGCCGGCAATTCGGATGCCCTAGTCCAGACGAAACCGCAGATGACACCATCGGATATTCACCCTCGTCAGACGTGCCAGACGCCCAAACATCATCAATCATGACTCTGCCCTGCCATGGTGCGCACAGCTCACAGGTTGATCCGAGGCTCCTGACCTTAACCAGGTGCTCGCCCCAGTCGTCCATGACTGCGCCCTGCGCAATCGCTTGGGCCCTGACCTTGGCGGTCCGGATCGCCATCTCGGAGTAGCTTGCAATGTTGACCCTTGCGCCATTGCGGTACTGGATCGATCGAATTCCAGCCGCAAGGAATTCCTTTGAAGCCATATCTATGGCCTGGCCAAGACTGACCGATCCAGTGTTGTAGTAGACCTGTGTGCGGTACAGCGTCTGCCGGTACTGGTCATCCATCAGGCGAAGCGTGGCTGATTCTGCAGCCCTGTGCTCGCCGTCAACCGCATCGATGAGGGCTTGAAGCTTTGGCTGGTTGATGCCAAAGAAATTGCGGTCATCCAGCCCAGGCTTACCAATGAAAGGCCGTGCCGACCGGAACAGTGCTTCAACCGCATTGGCCTGGCCGATAAACGCCCCGGACAACAGTCGCATGATCCGCCCGCGAACGGTACGGCCGTACTTGGTCACAATCTTGCCATGTTCAATCTTCAGCGCACGCAAGGCTTCCAGCTTCCTGGTCTGCCATTGCTCCCACTTAAATCCCTCTTCGCGCTCCGCTGCCAGGTGCAAGGCCAATGTCCGGCGCTGGCTGGCGATCAGGTCCAATTCCATCTGGTGCAGGATCGAGGCGATGTCATAAGCTTCCCGATCCGTTGCCATAAGTTTATACCCTCACTGTTTTGACTTGCAGGCCTCTGCGCTTCAGCTGCTTGACCGCATTGTCCAATGTCCTGGCATCAGGAAAGACTTTGTTGTCCATAGCCCAGACATCATCCTTGCCAACGGCGATGATGGCATATTGGCCAGCCTTCCGAAACTTTTCTTTGGCCGCCTCCAACATCGACTCAAACAGGTTAGGTCCCATTTGGTAGATCTTCTGATTGATTGTCACCGTCATCGTCTTCAACTCCTGTCATCGGCTTTGCTGCCGGCATTGGTCCGCCAGGTGCTGGCTCTGCAACCGTCATCACACCGCGCAACTCTTTGATGCGCTCGACTTCCTGCTTTTTCCACGGCTCATCCTTGGTATCGCCCCACAGTTCGTCGACGGTCGCCTCAATGGACAACAGATTGAATTGCGCTGCCACGCCCATGCTCTGCAGCTGAGTGTCAAAGGACGGGGAGGCGTATTCACCAAACATGACTTCAACATCAACCGTTCGAGGCTGTTTCTTTTTCAGATTATCGAGAGCCACGATGGCGGCCTGCACCAGCTTCGGCCAGGATTCTGTCAGTGTGTCAACAATTCGCGCCCTGGTCCACAGCGTAGCCTTTTCCTTCTCACGCTGAGCCTCGGCATTGTCGAGCTTTTTGACATCGATACCGAGCGTAGACGGGCTGATGACTCCCATCAGAGCCATGTCTAGTGCCTGTGCGTATCCGGCTTGGTAAGCCGTTGCCCTGATGTCAGGAGCGAACGTCTGCATGGCCAGTTTGCCAGTTTCGTCCATCATGTCCCGTGTCAGGACATACAGGTCATCAAACCCACCAGGACGCTTGACCTTGCCAGTGTCTGTGTCGCGAGGGAACATGCTTTCAGGCAGAAATTGCTTGACCCTGCCCTTGCGGTAGTCGTCCCACCACTCGCTGACGACCTCGTCCAGGGCATCGAAGGCCTCTGACTTGGTTGCCAGGATCGAGGCTCCGCGGCCTGCCCAAACAGGGCTGTCAAAGAACTTGACGTATACAGCCAGCATGATGCTGCCAGCGAAAGTAACTTCAGGCAGCAATGATGCCGTGTCGGGAATCGTCGAAAGTGGCACCTCAATGTCTTTGCTTGCTGTGACCTGATAGAGCTTGCTGCGAATATAACCGACCCCATAATGCTCATCCAGGCGGTACCTGCGGTCCTTGTCCCTATAAAGGCTATGAAAAATCAGTTCTTGCAAGCGACCGCGCTTCATGACTGGGGTGACACGATCCGCGCCATAAAACTCGATGATCGGGTACTTTGATAGCATTGGATCGATGCTTAGCTTATAAGCACCGTCACCCGTGATAAGCACCTCAGCGATCGAGTCGTTTGCCAGGTCAGCCCAGTTGTTGTCATCGGCAATGGCATCCCAGTCCTCAAGGGCCTGCTTGTCGGCAATATCGAACCCTTCACAGTCACCAGCAACGATCCCTGCCAGACGGTCAATCATCTGCGTCGGTATGTCCAGGTGGATCTTCCTGATCGGCAGGTCCGGAGTTGAAGCCCAGAACCTGCTTCTACCAACCGAGTCGGTTGCCGTCTGCCTGTGAAACGACTCGATCTCTGACGGGTCACCACGGTGCCAGATCCGGTTTCGGAGCACATGCGCGTCAAATGACAGCGGCTGCTCGATTGTGATCGCGCCGGTGTCAGTGCCAGGTTCAATATCAAGCCACGTCCGCATGGCCGATTTGATCTTATCCATAAGCCCCATCCATTCCACCTCACAGGCCAAGCTTGATTACTGTTTCCGCAACGCCTGTTGTGGCGTCCGGTGCGTCGTCATGCGAGTTCTTGCCCTCGCGCTGGTATGTTGTCATTGCTTCGTAGTATTCAGGCCAGCGATCGCGCCAATTGACTGGGAAATAGATGTGCTCCATCACCCATGTAGCGTTTGACAGGATCCTGGCTTTTTTGTTGTTTCCCTGGTGAAACCACTTCACCACAGTCAGATAGTTTTTCAGCTTTTCAAGGTGCTGCCTAACAGACCTAGCAAAGCCACGCCCCCCGTTGTTGCTCTCAATCCTGCACATTGTGACCTTATGGCTTGTTAGCCTTCTAGCGCATTCAGGTTCGGTCGTTTCCATTGGTGCTTTTGTGTAGTAGACATCAAGGACGTAAGTCTCGTGATGATAAGCGCCAAAAATGATCTGGCAGAGCCAATCCTCACCTTCGTCTGCTGTATCCGTGTAGCAGTAGATGCCAGTCAGGAGTGAATTCCCCTTCTGGTCTGAAGGAACCTTGTCGTATGTCTTAAAAGTCGCGTACAGCTTGCCCTTGATGTCGATCGGGATCTGCTGGTAGTTGGCCGACGCGATGTCCGCGCCCATGGTCTTTGTCTTGTCTTCGTAAGACTTCCGGCTCAGTAGCTCCTCGCAGAGCATCGTGCCATCATCCTGCAGCGCCTTAAAGCTGACATGCCTAATCTTCCAGCCAAGCGCCGCGAAGTGTGTCAGTGCCCGTCCTGCGAGGTCCAGCGAGTGCCAGCGTGTCATGACGATGATAATCTTGCCACCCTCCTCGAGACGGGACAGCATGGTATCAGTGAACCACTGCCAGTGCTTTTCAAGGACCGAAGCGTTGTTTGCCTCAAGCGCTGACTTGATCAGGTCGTCTATGATCATCAGGTCGCAGCCAAATCCGGTTGCTGTGCCTGTCGGTGATGTTGCCAGGTATGTAGCGTGCTGTCCTTCCAGAGCCCAGCGATTGACAGCCCCGTCACCGCGCTTGATGCGGATCCCGGGAAATATGTCTGAATAAACGATCTTGGACGGGTCAACCTTCTCGGTATCAATCGCGTTCCTGACCGCTTTGGAGAACGTCTCTGACAGCGTCTCGTTATACGATCCGGACATGATCTTTTTCGTCGGCCACTTGCCGATCGCCCACTGGCAGAAGGCTGTAGCCGAGAACGATTTGTAATGCCGCGGCGGTGCGTTCAGGATCAGGACCTGGTCATCAGACTCAATGAAGTCCTGCATCTCTGTGCAGATGCGCTCAAGATGCGGGCGGTCAGTCCTATAGTGCTGCGGGTACATGACCTGACAAAAGTCCCAAAAGAACCTTCTGGCCAGTGCCAGCCGTGCTAAATGCCTTACATGATCAGGAACGCTAGCCACTTTCGGCCAGCTTTCGCAATTGTTCGGTCGTCAGTCCATCAAACGGGTTTGAAATTGATCCGCTATGCTCAACCTTGTCTGTGAACATTCCCAGATGCTTGCCAAGCAGCTCAAGAGCCTTCATGCGGTCATTTGTTTTGAGTCGCAGCCCTGTGTTAGTCTCAGCAACTTCGGCTACCATGGCGGCATCGTCATCTGTCAGGCTAGCGCTGTCTTTGAGCACCACACCATTCGGCCCCCAGGTCATGACCTTGCGAGGATCACTGAACGCGATTTTTGCCAAGGCGTTGACAATCTTGTCCTGGGTGATTTCCGTTCGCACCTCTCTGTCTCTCTGACGCCGCTGCAAAGCCTCTTGAACCGTAGTTTTCCTAAGTAGCTGCAGCCCTATTACATCGGCTGTCTTTACACTGTACCCAGCCCTGATTGCAGCCTGTGTTGCATTGAGGTCAATCAGGTATTCGTTGACAAAGCGCTTTTGCTTGTCTGTCAGCTTCATGACCTCACCTGCCTTTCGAAAGAGATTGGCGGTCGAGACCGGAGGAAGTAGCCCCGACCGCCCTGGTTGGTTTATTGTGGAAATCCGACGGCCCCGCCTTCCGCACTGTCCATCACTGGAGGATCTCCCATCGTCCCGCTTGCGCGCACCAAAAAGCCGGGCCCGCTTGATGCGAGTCCGGCTCTCAAATTTTTACATGCTATCAGTTTACACCATCTAGCGGGATCATGCGGGATCATGTTTTGCTGCTTTGATCCTGTATGATATATCATTACAGAGTGTTTGTATTGCATCGATGTTAAAATTCATCAGAGGTTGGTGATCCATCTGTTTTGATTTTTGATAAGCATATATTTGAAACTGCAAAGTCTCAAGTCGTGAATCCAACTGCATCATATCCAACATTGACTCGTTCATTATTCTCTATCTCCTCTTTCTACCGTCTTTTTCTTCTACAATGTGTTATAACATTCAGCTTCTTTTCTGCTCATAAAGAAATGTATCCCGCCTGAACACTCGTTCCATCTGTCATCGTCAAAGCGATCAGGTAAAACTGTTGCGCCTTTCTTGTATATAAAACCTTCGTCCATTGTTGAGAAACCTTCGTCTGCTCCGAATACGTCCAAGACTACCGCTTTACTGCATCTGCATTTTCTGCTTGTTGCGCTCGATCTTTGAGCGTCGTCTGGTATAAGCAGCTTAACAATCACATTGTTCATGCATTTTTTCCAGCCAACAAAGCTTCCTTCTTCGGGACACACCGGCCAATATCCTGACGTAGATTCATTCGCCTTTATATTTTCAAGATACGCCCCGCTAAGATTCGCTCCAACAAGATTTGCCCAGCGAAGATTCGATCCGACAAGCTTTGCCCAACGAAGGTCTGCTCCTCTAAGATTTGCTCCTCTAAGATTTGCACCAACAAGATTTTTCCAGCTAAGATTTACTTCGCTAAGATTTGCTCGTTCACCTCCTTCTTCGTTTGATAACCATTTTTTATGAAGTTCTAAAACTTTGTCTAAATCTTCTTGCGTCATTATTCTACCTCCTCTTTGAGCCATTTTAGAATCACGTCTATCGCTCTCTCTTGCAAGTAATCACCTTCTAAGTACTTATCAGGCAACATGTTTACGTCTATATATTTTGCCAATTCTTCGTCTGTGAGTGACCTTATTCGATCGGAGTTGGTCCCGTGATCTGCATACCTATCGTAGTTCTTGCAAACACAGCAAGGGTACTGGTCCCAGCAAGTGTTGATATTTTTACAGCCTTTACATGTGTCCATCATTCAGCCTCCTGCTTGTATAATACGGTTATTGGTTGATCTTCTTCGCCAATCTTTGAACCGTACATTTCGAGTGCATCCCGTCTGATCCGCTTGATGTGCGGATATGAAAGATGTTCATCAAGCGCTAGCTTTTCCAGGCGGAGATTGTGCAGGTAATACCCTCTCAGTACCCTGGCATGGATCCCAGTACACCTGTTTGAGACTCTGGTCTCGATCATCATGCACGTACGCTCTGCCTGTGCCTGCTTGCCCATATAGTGCAGTCTTTGCTCCATGAGTGTATCCAATAGATCCTCTATCGGATTACTGACCATAGACGCCCGCACAACAACCGGAACCGAAACGACCTTACCATCTCGCCATGTCTCGCGCATAATCGAGTCACAAGACCTTGTCGTTCTCTGGACCTTAGCTTCTAGCGTTTCTAACTGCTGCTTATGGTGCCTGATATCTTTTCTTGCTTCCTGGTATTTAGACAGCTCATCAATCGCCTTGCGCTGGTTGTCCGTCATCTCTATCTTCCTCCGACCAATATCCATCATGGTATCCGTTGCTGTAGCCGATCTTGTTGCCGAGATAGAATCCAATCGCACATGAGACCGACACTCCGATCCATGCACCGATAATCACACCGATCATCCTGCCATCCCTCCATTCCTGTTAAAAACAAATTTGACGCCTTCGATGAACCCGGATAGCTCAGCGTTCTTGACTAACAAATCTTGGATGATAGCGTTCTTTTCTTCGATGACATCTTCAAGGCTAGCCGTATCAATAACCGGAAGTTCCACTTCCTTGCCAGCTGCCTCAGAATCAATTTTATTCTGCATGCCCGCATTCATTGGTTTCAGCCCCTCTTTCTTTCGCCATTGGTAGGCCATCGTCCGATCCACACCCATCGCTGCGGCTATCTGTCTGTCGCTGCTGCCATCCTGGTACATCTGCATGGCAAGGTCCTGGTTAAATTTTGGCACCCGCTTCTGGTTTCCGTGCGCCGGGATGTCATACCGGTCCCTCCACTTGCGGACCAGGCTTTGATCCACAAGCCCCATCTCCCTGGCGATCTTTCCGTCTGTCATACCCTGATCGTATAGTTCACGCATTCGGTCATAGTCTGTGACCCGCAGGTGTGCCTTGTCCGAATTGGACATGCGTTCAACGGCCTCATCCGTGACCCGCTTTGGTTGGTGTTCCTTGACCGTGCCGTTGGCGATCCGTGCTGCTTCAGCCTTGTCAGCGATCGATTCCAGCTGGATATAGCTTTTTTGGTATCTTGGCTTGTAGCCCTCTTTGCTGATGTTGGTCATGTTAACCTCACTTTCCCGTGCAAGTAGCCATATGGCTCATCCGACCGTATTCCCATGCAACTGACTCATTGGATTCGCCCGTCTGGTAACCGCTGCCGATTGTTCCGTCAGACGTAAACAGAACCTTTGTCTTATGCTTCTCATCCTCGACGATTGCCACCTCTTCCAGGTTAAACGGGTGTGACCGACCATTCGGCAGCGTGATCCATATAATTTGCTTTCCACAATTTTTGCACTTAGCCATCGGAATACTCGATTATTTTGGCGTTCTTGCCGTTTTCCTTGATGACCACAATCCTGGTTGTATAGCCTGCTTTTATCAGTAGTTTTGCAATCTCAAGTCTTTCTGCATCAACCAAATGGCTTGTTTTTATTTGTTGTTTCATCTTTACCTCCCAGGTACCACTCAATCAGTCGTATCGCCTCTTCATACCCATGGCAGACCCTGGCACAATTACCGACAGCCTCAAGGCCATTTATCCACCAGTCCTGTTCCGATGATGTCTTGCCCGTTTCCGTCTTGAGTTCGATATAAAGACTATGAAACCCATGACGTGAAACCGGCAGGCACATGTCCGGAACTCCCCTCTTGACCCCTTGAGCTTTCAGATTGACCGCTTCGATCTTGTCGCGCTTGCCTCCATTCGGAATATGGAACAAAAGTTTTAGGTCCGGATATTTTGACCGGATCGCCAATGCCCATTGAAAAATCAATTTCTGGTGTTGAGCTTCTGTCACGTCTACCTCCCATCAGTCTGTTCAGGACCATGCTGGCCTGCCCCTTTGTCATGCCGTCCGTTGGAAATTTGACCCGTCTTTTAATGACCGCCAGCTGCTTGTCTGTTGCCGGCAGCGCACCCCATCGCTTGACGCTGCCAAGATCCCACAAGTAAGCCTCATCGCCCCTGTTCTCTCTCAACCAGCGATATGCCTGGTCAAGGGCCATTTGGACATCGATCCGCTTTCCTGACACTTCTGCCATGCCAAGCTCGTCCTCTGGCCCAATCCGCAGCTTGGCGTTTTTAAGTGAGCAGACCATTGATCCGTCAGGCATCCGGAACCAATTCACATCATGGGTCTGGTATTTCTTTTGTTTTGCCCATAGGTTGATGATTTCTACGTTCCGGATCCAGCTTTCAGGCGTATCAGCTGCTTGCGCTGCCAGGACAGGCATGTCCAGCAAGAACCCTTCAAGTTCAGGCAGTTTGCTCTTTGGCACCGCATTGAGATCGATGCCCAATAATGACGGAGCTGTGCATAGACTGGCTTTACCGGTTACGCCAACGCAATCAATCAGATTCAGGCACTCTTTATTAGGATGAAGCCGGAGGCCACGCCCGACCATCTGGGCATAAAGGCTATCAGACTGAGTTGGCCTGGCGATAATGACCGTTTCCACCAGTGGAATGTCTGTGCCCTCCGTGAATACCATGCAATTGACCAGGCATGGTATTTCTCGCCTGCTGAATGCTGCAATGATGTCAGACCGTCCTTTAGTGTCTGCGGTTACGGACACAGCGCCAGGTATCTTTTTGGCGATCTCTTCGGCCTGATGGACTGATACCGCAAATATCAGGGTCGCTCCGACTGCATGGTCTCTATAAGCCTCTGCGATGGCATCCGCTGTTCCGTCCATCGCCTTTTCAAGTTCGCCTGGGGCAAAGTCTCCACCCTGTGTCCGGACGTTTCTCAGATCGAACCCGATGTGGATCCGCTTGCAGACAATATCAGACAGATAGTTGTTTTCAATCCCCCAGCGCAGGTCACGTTTGAAGATGATGTCCTGGAATACATCATTGAGCCTTGCCTGGTCAGATCGGTTTGGTGTGGCAGTAAATCCCAGGTGAAGCCTTGGCCTAAAATGCTGATAAATCTTTTTGTATGAATTTGCTGCAGCATGATGAGCTTCGTCCGTGATGATGATGTCAAACTCATTCGGCTGGAATCGGTCAAGGCGCCTGATCAAGCTTTGGACACTGGCAGATATGACCGGCTCACCATTACTGGACTGGCTTGCCATCTCAATTCCAGTCTCGCATTCAAAGTATTTGAGCGGCTGCTTGACCAATTCTTCCCGATGCGACAAAATCAGCATTTTTCCTTGTCTAGGGACATTGGCGAACGTGACTGTCTTGCCTAAACCGGTCGCCATCTGGATCAAATACGACCCGTTATCTGGAATTGAGGCTATACATTCTGCCTGGTATGGTCGAAGGCTAATCATCTTTTGTGATCCTTTTAAAAATAATTCCACGATGTGTCTTTTGATGGCCGTTAATGCAAGCACTGACTTTTGCTGGATTGAATCCATCAAAATAAGTAGATGATATACTTGGGTATTCCTTAAATTTCAAAGTATACGGATCGATAGCAACAATTTTTTCATATGGGTATTTTTGATATTTCCCTTTAACCATTTCTTATTTTCCTTTCATTTTTGTTGTTGGGATCGTTGGGAACTTGTTGGGAAGTGGTTCCCAACACCAAAACGCCTGTGGCTGTAAGGCTTGAAAGTTTGGTTGGGAAGTTGGGAAGTGAATTGCACACATCTATACGCGTATTTTTTTGTGTAAACAAAAACAGAAAACAAATAATATACGGTATGTTTTTCTTCCCAACCTTCCCAACTTCCCAACTTTTCCTAAAAAGGAACATCAAACGGTAACTTTTGAAACGGTTCTTGGTGATCCTCTGATTCACCGTTGGGAAGTCTCAACCACACGCAATCAAGGTGATGGCCGTTTATTTTATAGTTTTTGGTTGTTCCCTTTCCGTCTTTCCTCAATACAATGTGTCCCCTCTGCTTCATCCAGCTAAGTAGCGCTTGCGGGCTGTACCCCTCACCTATAACGGCAGAGTTGAATTTATTCCTAACAATGTAAGCAATATCACCGTCAATCTTTCCCCACACCTCTTGTTCTATTGAGTCTCCGCAAAGCCGGTGCGCGTTCTGGACGACCCATTGGCAGATGAAATCATATGCCCTCTGGTTGACGCTTACCGAATCCTTGGACTGTAAAAAGCTGGCAATTTCATCAATCTTGATGCAACGTCCATCATGAAACAGCCAGTCGTTTATTAAGACATCCGCTGTCATCACAATTGCTGCAGCCATACTCTGTTTCTCGGTTGTGTCCAGACTGGACAGATCCGCATAGATCGCCTGATACAATGCTTTCGCCTTGTCCATCATTCCTGGCTCTTGAAGCTTCTCGACAAATTCGCGACCAGCCCAGCCATAGTTCTTACGGACCGTATCAGCGACTGTCCTGGCATCATCAAAAAGCTTGTCGATACACTCGATCTCAATGACTCGATTAACAGACCCGCCGCCAGAGTTGATGTTGGTGATTGGATCCTCGCCATTGGTCAGGATGCAGTTAGCCCAGCTGGTAGTCCGCTCGACACCGCCCGTCCGTGTCGCTCGCGTCTTACCGGCTCCCTCTGACAGCATGTAGATGTCACCGTCATGCTTGGAGTTTCCGACGCTCTTGGACACCTGCAGTTCATCGAGAATCAACGGCATTGAATTGACAAACGCTGCAGACTTTTCCCGCCCGACTGCCGTGCTGTTGAATGTGTGGATGTACCGACCGACCTCTGGATTGGCCCATACAGACGCTGCCAACATCAGCCCGACTGTCTTGCCAACCTCAGTCCCGCCCCACATGTGGACAAAGAACGGCAGCGCACTAAACGGTTTGACCAGTACTGATGCAAAGCTTGCCGCCAATATCAACCGGCTTGTCACCGATCCGGCCCGGACCGTCTTTGCCAGGATAAACCATGCGTCCCTGTCCCCATGCTGCCTGACAGACTCAAAGAACGGTTTAAAATGCCCATCACCATCAAAGACTAGATCATCCACATAAGGGCTAAACCCAGCATCGTCAATCCATCCTAGCCGGCTGACGCTAGACTTTTCCTCAATCTGGTCATAGTTCAGGTTCTCAACATCGTGCAGGTATTTAACCAGGTATTTAGCTGATTCAGACGTAACGGCTATACCCATGTCAGCCAGATTGACGATGGAATTTGCACTGGCGAGTGTCCGCTTGTCCGCAATAATGTACCGCCATTGACGACCCTTCCTGAACGCCAGCTTCAACTTTTCAACGCCGGTATCAATATTGACAAGCCTTTGGATCGGCATGATCGGATGGACGCAAGCGTTCATTTCCATGAACCCGTTATTGCAGCTGATCCCCATGTCATCCGCTTCCCAGTCGCCTGTCATAAGCTCAATCGGCTGGCCTTCGAACTGGGTTGTGTTCCCGACTGTCTTAAATCCCGATGCCTGTTTTAAAGCCTTACAGTATTGCCCATACATTTTGCGGAAGTTTCTAACCCCGACTTGTTGAGCATGCTCGGCCATCAGTGTTATGGCACGCTCGTGCTGAAACGGATTGTCTGCTGATTTGTTGACCTCCTCATACGGTCCAGAGGAATTCAAGAAATCATCTTTTGTGTAGTCCATATCTCCTCCAGCCTGTAGTTGATTAAGTCAATCCTGTCCAATGCTTCACACCACCCGTCTGACCACTCTGGCCCTGCCATGAATTGGCTCCAGAGCCGTTCATGTTCGACAATCAGGTCCATCTCATGCCGAGCCAGCGCCCGAAGTTTTATTTGCTTCTCTGTCTCCGCTGCGCGAATGTGGTTGATTTCTCTCGCTGCTGGCTTGCCTGAAATTGGAATGCCAAAATCTGTGGCCAACCGCAGCACAGCCTGGCGAAAGCTGATTTGATAGATGCCCATCACAAAGTCAATGACGGACCCTGACTTGCCACATCCGAAGCATGAAAATCCCCGGCCTGGCTCATCGTAAATTTTTAGTGATGGTGTGTTTTCAGCGTGGAATGGACAATTGATATATCCTGATCGATTGGGTGGCAGACCATAACGATCTGCCACCTGTCTCATCGATATTTTTGATTTAATGATTGTGGCCGTGTCCATGGCCGTACCCGTCAAAGATCAAACGGCAGTGAGGTGTCGTCAGAATCCGTCGGATTAAATGATGGCTGCTGGGCAGGCGACTGTTTCAACTTCCTGGTCTCAGGCACGTCCACGCCCTTTCGGATTGCGTCAACTGACCGGAGCGAGAAGCACTTGACCGCCTTGCGGACAGCTCCGTCTGTGCCAAGGTACTCTTCTTCGCCAAAGATGCCACCAACCTTCTTGCCTGCCAGGCTGTTTTCGTCCCAGTTCCAGGTATAGCCAGGGTTTGATTTTTCGATCGCGGTAATCATGCCCTTGAACCAGCCCATTGATTTCTTGTCCTTGTCTGACCCATCACCTGCAGGAATTGTCTGACGGAACGTACCAGGCCACTTGTATTCAGGATTGGTTGCTTTTTTGTTGTCATAGAGGCGCTGGTAATAACCTTTGCTTTCGCCCTCCGCAATGTCGACAGCCAGGACAAGTACTTCGCCCCAGTCATAGTGATCAATTTTTGTGCCTTTGATTGTCAGGATGTGACCGCCGAGCGGAAGCTTCTCGTATTCACCATCAAACGCCTGCGCCTGTTCGTAACCATTAAACTTTTTCATTCTGATCTCCTTTGATTTCCCAATATTCGCGAATTTTCTCATCAACCATTTTCAAATCGTTATCAATTTCAAGTGACTCAAACATGCCGACTGGCGACTTGCTGACAGCTCCGTTAGAGGACTGCGTGACGAAATGATACTTGCCAGACTCCTGGACTGACCGAAGCACGATAGTGAACATTCCCTCAAGGCACACTTTTTCATCCAGCAGTCTTCCGATCGTCTTTGGCTTGATCTCTCCAAAATCATTGGTGTCCTCGTGCATCATCAGGTAGACAATCTTGTTGGCTGGAAGACTGGTTGTAATGAAGTGGACCAGGCTCCAGAAACTGTCCCCAATATCGTTATAGAGCGCGAACACGCCATTGCCCTTGCCGGCGTTAGAGTGCCCGCGCATGAACTGGTTAGTAATCAGGTATCCAGCATCATCGATGGCCACAGACGGCTTCTTGGAGCCTGTGAGCCACTTCTTGATGACCTCGTAGTTATCTGACACACCGCTGGAAAATTTGCCCTTGAACGGCAGCGGCTTGTCCATGACCTTGATCAGATCAAACGAGTCAGCGCAGTTGCGCAGGCTGGTTGATTTTCCAGATCCGGACTTGCCAATAATGAGAACTGGGATTGCCATCACTTCCTCCTTTTCTGATAAAACTCTTCAACGATCTGCTTTTCTGCGGCTCGTGCAACCATGTCATATTCACGGCCAAGATAGTCTCCGATGATGGACCATTGCTTGCCGTTGCGGTCCGTGACATGCCACATATAAAAGCCATCAGTCAGTTCGTACATCCGTTCACGCTTCTGATCCCCTGTTTTAGCCATGTCACCGCACCTGCAGGCTCTGACGCTCGATGACCGCAGCCCCTGGCACATCGATACCGGACCTGATCGCGGCCTTGATCGCTGTCTTGACGACCTCTGTTTTAGTTTTGACCAGGCCCATGTCGATGTGCTGGTCTGCAAATTTGATGACCGCTTCCTCATCAAGTACATCAACAGCCTCTGACTTGCGAAACGACAGCACAACACGAGATGTCTCAAACTTGGATTTGCCCGTGCTCTGAAGGTATCCGGCCAGGTATTCCTCCAGCCGTTCCTGCTTGGATTCCTTAGCCTTTTTCCTGGCCTGCAGGCGCTTGGCTTCTTCTGCGATCTCGGCAGCTTCTGCTTTCAGATCCTTGATGAAGCAGGCAATTGACTCGATCTTTTCTGTCTCGCCAAGCTGCAGCTCGGAGATCTGTTCGAACGCTGATTCAGGCAAGCAGCCATCATCATCGACCTGGTTGAGCAGCTGTTCAATTTGTTCGTTGTAGTCGTAAAGTCTCATTGGTTATTCTTCCTCCCTATACCCTTCTGCCATGTCAGGCAAATGCTTGATAGTCCACAGCGCACCCAGCAGGTTCCAAACCACTGCGCGATCGTGGGGCTCGTCCTTGTCTTTACGCATGAATTTGAAGAAGTGCCGACCAGATGAGTCCAGATAAACGTTGACCGGAATCCCCTTCTGCCAGTTGCGCTCGGAGTATTTGCGCGCGCCGGCCTCGTAATGGTAGGCCACCTGCAGCATGGCTTCATGCACGTCAAAGCTATAGGCAAAGCAGACAAAGTCCATCAAGGCGTTTCGGATCGCGGTCGTGCTGCGCTCGCGGGTTGCCACTTCCATCGACCAGCAAAATCGCCGTACGTCTTCGTGCTCGAATGGCGGCAGGTCAGCAAGCACATCCCACGGCAGCAGGTCGCAGCGGCCCTTGTTGCCCATGTCACGGACTGCCCCGGTACCAAAGTCGCGCCGGTTACCAGAGTCAGGCAGTTCAACAAACATCTTTTCAATCTCCTCCTTCTTCGGCTGGTAGTGGTGCTTCAAAGTGGTCATGCACTCCACGCACCGCTGGTTGTACTCGTTGGTGTCATGCTCGCAGGTCGAGCAGTCAGTCAGGTTAACTCCGTCCATGGTCATCCTCCGTTTTCCGGAACCCGGGATGGATCGCTTCGGTGATCCGCCGGACTGTCGATTTGTTGATGTTGAATTCGTCCGCCAGTGCGGCGGCCGTCTCGCCTGCAATGTACCGCTCGGCAATCTCGTGCTTCATGCCGAAGCTCAGCCTGCAGGTCATGCTTCCACTGCCCCGTAATTAGGGCTCTTTGGCACCGGCCACCAGTAAGCGATTTCCGAAGTTTCCCATGTGTCAAAGACGCTCCAAACTGTTTCGCCGCGATCATTTTCTTCCAACCCCATGTCGCAAAACTTATCGCCAATCCACATGAGCTCGTAATGGTGACCCCTCCTTGATCGGACAATCACCCACTCGCCTTCTTCCTTTGGCAACTCGATCCGGGGGTTACGGCGATCTGCATCGAGTAGGATGCAGATCGCTTGGCTGATTGCCATGCCGAGCTCAGAGGTTTCATCAGGACTGTGCTTTTCAAGGGTCTCGATGATTTCACTTATTTTCATGAAAGCCTCCTTCAGGAAAGTCGTACCCGCTGAGTGGGGTTTGCTGTGCGGCCTCAGCCTCAAGCTCCTTGATCCAATCATCCAAGAACTGAACGGTATCCTTGGCCATGCGCCATTCCTCCTCGCGACCCTCTTTCGGGATACTCATCAGCCAATTTTTGGATACGTACGACAGATCGTCGTATTTGAGGTTCTGCAGCCCTTTTAGCAGCATGATTTTGACTTGTGTTATCTCGTTCATTGGTCGGCCTCCATTGAATCTGTCGTGTTGGCAATATGAATTGTTGGGATCCATAAGCCTTGAAATCGGTCTAACTCACCGTGCCACGGTCGACATTCTTCAAGCACTCTCTGAAGTCGGATCAGCAGTCCACGATCAATCTCATCAATGGCAACAATTACCCAGTTGCGAAAGTTGGGTTTGACCCCAGTTGTTGTGCGTTTGCCAACCTCAAACACCACACCTTGCTTAGTGCAAACCGAATGAATCTTTCTCATCCTGCCGCCCTCCATACCAGGTCAAAGATCAGCTCCGGTGCGTTACTGGCCGACGCCAGCATCAATAGGATCACGGCCATGGCTACGATGGTTTGTCCGGCTACGGAAATTAACCTGTGGTTTATG